TCACAAATAGGGCGTTGCCAGCCAGATCACCTTGTTGCGCAGGCGCTTGGCGAAAGGCGCCTGCTGCAGGGTTTCCAGCGTCTCGCGCCGGGCCTGGCCGATCAGTTCGTCGACCCGCGCGGCGATCCAGCGCGCCACGCCGGCGTCGTAGATTTCGGTGTCCAGTTCGAAGTTCAGCCGCAGGCTGCGCGGATCCAGATTGGACGACCCAACATAGGCCCAGGCGTCGTCCACGGTCATCAGCTTGGAATGGTCGAACGCGCCGCGCGAGCGCCAGACCCGGCAGCCGGTGCGGATCACCTGGTCCAGTTGCGCCGTCATCGCGTAGTCGACCAGCCGCAGATTGTTCTTGCCGGGGATGACGATGTCCACCGCCACCCCTCGGCGCGCGGCCGTCGCCAGCGCGCCGATCAGCGTCTGGTCGGGCAGGAAGTAGGGCGACTGGATGCGGACATGGCGCTGCGCCACCGCGAGCGCGCCCAGCAGCATATTGTGTGAACTGCCCAGCGCGCGGTCGGGGCCGGACGGCACGCAGCGCATCGGCACGCAACCGGTGAGCGGTATGGCGCTGGGGTCGAACCAGGGCTTGGCGGGCAGCGATTCGTGCGTGGTGAAGTTCCAGTCGTGCGCGAACACCGACATCAACTGCGTCACGATCGGGCCTTCCACGCGGAAGTGCGTGTCGCGGTTGGTGGCGGGACCGGCCAGCGCGCTGACAAAGGCCGCGCGCACATTCATGCCGCCGGTGAAGCCCACCCGTCCGTCGATGACCAGCACCTTCCGGTGGCTGCGCAGATTGGCGTAGGGCATGCGCAGCACGCCCAGCGGATTGGTCATGAAGCGCGCCACCGGCACGCCGCCGCGGGCCAGCATGCGGACGATGGGAGGGCGGGAGTACTTGGAGCCTATCGCATCGATCAGCACCCGGACTTCGACGCCGCGCGCCCGCGCTTCGATCAAGGCCTGCGCCATTTCGCGCCCGATCGGATCGTTGTCGAAGATGTAGCTCTGCATCGCCACGGCGTGGCGCGCGTCGCGGATCGCCCGCAGCATGGCCGGATAGGCCTCGTCGCCGCCGGCCAGGGGCTGCACCGCGTTGCCGCCCAGAAGGCGGAACCGGCTGACCCGGTCGCCCAGCACCTTCAGCGAGGCGAACTGCGGGCCGGAGATCGGCACCACGTCCACGGGCGCCGTCTCGACCTGTTCCGCGTCCACCACCATTGCTTCGTCGCGCTGCTGCGACAGCCGCGTCTTGCGGATGCGGTTGATGCCGGCCACGAAGTAGAACAGCGCCCCGAACAGCGGCGAAAACAGCGCCACCCCCACCCAGCCGATGGCCGCCCGCACGTCCTGTTTGGTCATCGCGGCATGCACCGCCGCGCCCGTCCCGGCCACGACGCTGATGGCAAATACCAGGTGGGGCCAGTAATCGATCAAGATAGCGTGTATGCGGTCCATGGCGATGGCGAAAGAGACAGCCTCCAGAGGGGATCAATGCGCAAGGATATCAACACGGCGGGGCCTGGCAAGTAGGCAGGCCCCGCCCGCTTCCACACCGTTCAAAAAAACGTGCTAGAATTCGGCCTCTTCGTTGATGAGCGTCTCTTTTCAGAGACAGCGCGGCGAAGAAAGCAGTACCAGAGGTGGCTGTAGCTCAGTTGGTAGAGTCCCGGATTGTGATTCCGGTTGTCGTGGGTTCGAGCCCCATCAGCCACCCCAAGAATTTAATGAAATCAGGCACTTACGCGAAAGCGAAGTGCCTTTTTTCATTCCATATTCCGAAAATTAGAACGAAAATCCAAATTTTAGAATCTACTCGGTCGCGTCGGCGCGCTTGACGGTGCGCCTGTCATAGTGGCGATGGGTGGTTTCAGGGTTTGCATGGGCCGCGAAGTCATATGCATCCGGCGCCCTTTGCGCAAGCTTTCTGGTGATCGCTGCGGGCCGGATATCCTGAAGGGCAAAATAAAGCGCATGATCGGTCACTAGGTCGCCCTCCTTGACCTTCGTGTCCCGAGTCCGGATCCATGCGTTCATGGCGTCCTGCCAGGATGATCCCCAGCCGGAGCGCGAGTAGCATGCTGACCGCGCGCGCGACGGTGCAAATAGGTAGGGCGAGAGGCGACCCGGGTCGGTTCGATCCAGCGCGCGCGCCACGACACAGCGCAGCTTGCGCGACCAGTTGCGCACCTTTTCGACGGGCTTTTGCCCCTTTTTTCTTTTGGCCGACAGCACCACCGCGCCGTCCGGCCGCAGGCCGGACTTTTGAAACGGTCGCACTTCGGAGGCGCGATAGCCTGTCAGATAGGTGAACATCGCTGCGCAGCCCAGCGTGCGATAGTTCTGACGCTGTCGGAGGGACCACAGGTAGAAGCGTAGAACTTGGCGGCGCGAGACGCTGCGCTGCGGCTTGCCGTCGTCCCCGTGGTCCGCGGAAGTCGAATACCGCATGTCGGTAAATGGGTTCCGTTCCATAAGGTCGTCGCGTACAAAGTAATGGCAGATGGTCGTCATCATGGCCATTTCCTTTTTGCCACGCTCTGGGGCTCCTGCATCCGCGCGTGCTGTCAGGTATTGATATCCGTGCGTTTGTCGCAGCGCCCTGGGGTTCATGGCTCCGAAAAACGAGGTCAGCGCCTTGAATTGCGCCTTCCGATCGTCCTTGCCGTTCTTGCTTTGGTCGATGAAATGTTTGGGCGCATACACAAGTTCGAATCGTTCGATGCCCTCGGCGACCGATCCCGCAGTGACCTTGCCCTCCAGCAGCGCCGCTGCTTTGACACGGGCTAGACGCCATGCCTCGTTTATAGCCGCACGGTCGCCCAGCGCCGCTGAAGCCAACGTTTCACTGGTGTTCAGATGCTTATAGATGAACGAAACGCGGCGGCTACCGACCCGTTTGTAGACGCGATCGAGCCCGGTCCTTTCCCACGCACGCGAAGGCGTCGAGGTTCGGCTCGTTCTTGAGCCTGCTACCTTGCGCGGCCGCTGCTTTTCCATCGCTGATTCCCATCCTTTTATCGTGATATGCACGCGCTACGCGCGGCAAGCCATTCCTTCCCCGTTCCCACTTCCAGGCGTTCGTATCCAGCCATCGCGCCATGATGCTTCGTTGGTTGGCTTGACAGCCGACCAGCTCGGCCAACTCTGATGCAGAAAGGTATCCGCTCATCGGACGGTCTCCCGCTCGGCTACAGGTGCCTGGACGCGGAACTCCACCACCCATACCCATGGGTTCGTGTCCCAGGCGCCAGCGCCGTTAATTTGCTCCCACAGTGCGCGGAACATCGCGCGCGGCATCGATTCGCCCGCTGGCGTGGTCATGGCCAGGTCGGCGGCGGACGGGTTCAGGCCGACACCTTCGGCGAGGGCATCCATGTGGTTGATGGCCTGGAGCCGTTCCACGCGCACGCGCGTGACCTCCAGCATCAGGCGGCACGCCCAGCGCGGCATGTGTATGGGAGGCGCGGTCGCGCCCCGCTTCCCCCGGTACCGGTGCAGGTCGAGCCACGCGTCCGCCGCCGCACTGGCGTTTTCGATCGGCAGGAAGGCGTTGTCGGCGAGGTAGCGGACGCCATCGAGGCCGCCAGGCTGTTCTTCCGCGCGGACAGTTTCCCGTATCCACAGGCGGTCGCCGGGCTGGCCGTAGGGGCAGAGGATAGCGTCGCCGGTTCGGGTGTGCCAGATCGCGGCCTGGGAGGGGGCGGGCGTGCCGTCAGAGAAGCGCACTCCAGGGCCGCCGACCGTGGTGGGTTCCCATTGGCCGAGCGGGTTGTGGTGCGGAAGCTTTACGGCGCGCCGCGTCTGCGTCTTGTCGCCGGCCAGCACGGCGCGCACCATGGCAGCGTTGAACAGGATAGGGCGTTCTTTCAAGGTTCCACCTCCCTGAACTCTTCGGGGATGACGGGGTAGTCGGCCTCTTCCCCTTTCAGCTCGACGACGACGGGCCCGTGGCGCATGTCGCCGGTCATCCGGCCATCCAGGCTCGCGCGTTCGTGCGGGCGCAGATTGCTCCATTTGGCAATGACGTAGGGGCCAACCGCCAGCCCGCGCGGCTGGGCTCGCTCCATTGCGCCGACCGAGATGTCGCGCTCGCGGCACCATTGCTCGGCCTCGCGGCAAGCTTCGAAGTTGCCGCCCAGGGTGTCGAATACTTTACGCATTTGCGCCTCCGTCCTTGTGGTCCGAGTGGGCCTGGGCGCCGATCTCGGCCGCGCCTCGGACGATGGCCCGATTTGGGTCAAAGTCCGTGGCCAAGGTGACCTCCTCGCCATGGTCCCAGGTGATGCAGCCCCAGCCGCCGCCCTCCAGCGGCACCAGGCCCAGGCCCAGCTTGACCTGTAGGCGGCGGTTGTCGCCGTCGTCGGTGAGCGGGTTCCAAACGAACTCGCGGTCGTGTCCGTTGTGGTCCTGGTTGTCCGCGTGCAGGTACAGGATGCCGTCGTTGATCTCGCAGTACCGCAAGGAGATTTCATCGTCGGCCACCTCTTGCGCCCAGTTCGCTCGCGCCGCCAGCTCCAGCAATTCGCGATCAGTTCGCATCGATCCCTCCTTGCTTCTGCGCTGCACCAAACCGCGCCAGCGTCTGCCGGGCAAAGCGCATTACCGTTTCCTTGGATTCACAGATGTCACCCGACGGCCAGAAGGCTTCCGCCCATAAGCCAAGAAGGGCCTCATCTGTTGGCGGACGGTCCTGGCGAGGCTGACTTCCCTCCGGCATTGCCTGGACCATGGCTGCCCAGCAAACCCGTGCGGATTCCGCGGATTGGCGGCAGCCCGATAGCGCCTTGTAGGTTTCCGTGTCTTGAAAGCAGGAGACGGCCTCGAATCCTGCCACAACCATGGATTCGGTCGGCAGCGGTTCTTGCTTCTGCGCTCCCGGTTGCACGACCAGCGCAGCGCGTGCCTCCGACTCGATGCAGTAGAGCTGCAGGATTTCGTCGACCACGGCGGTGTCGCCGGCATACCAGCGCTGGCCCAGCTCTTTCAGATGGCCGGTGAGCTGGCGCAGCATTTCCGCCAGGTCGGGCCTCGTCCCGCCCCGTTTGAGCGTGCCGATCGACTGTCCAAGCAGGCCGGTGTAGTCCACGCGGGTGCTGCTGTGGTCAGTGGTGAGCAGGCGGATGTGCGCCATCCCGTCCCCGGCGCGCTGCTGGCGGTCATGCTCGAATGTGCTGTCGTTGTGGTGGGCGGCATACCAGGCATCGAAGGTCGGCAAGCCGGCCGATTCGCACTGGGTGATGACGCCGGCCTGCCGAACGTCGGCGTCCAGCCGGTCAATGAGGTGGAGGGCGCTGCGCAGGTCCTCCCGGCGGACCTGGCAGATGTTCGGGTTGTCGCCCGCGGCCGGCGCGGCGAACGACGCCTCGCGCAGGCGCGCAATGGTGGTGTGAAAGCTCATGCTGCGAGTTCCCTCCAGGTGACAACGTTGCTGGCGGCATGCGTCATGTGCGGTTGGTCGGCCGCGGCTCGGGCCGCGATCGTGCGCATGGTCAAGTCGTAGCGCATTGGCTTTCGCGCAAAGGGCCGGTAGGGCGCCGGCGTGACGGCGGAGCGGCTCACGTCCAAGAATCGCAGCAGGAAGGGATACAGGGCATCGGGCGTGGTTTCCGGTGCCATCCAGCCCATGCGCTCCGCGATTAGTTCGGCCAACTGCGCGTTGCTGGTCGCCGGCTTCACCCGTACGCCCAGCAGGCGCAACTGCTCGGCCGTCATGCGTCGGGCCGTCTGCATTTCCGTGGAGTGGTGGCGGATGGTTGTCATGCCGCCTCCTTGAGCTTGGCCGGGCCGGCGTGGCCCTGTTCGAGCCAGTGGACGGTGAAGGCGTCGGAGGGCGCCGGCGGCGCTGCTTTGAGCGTGCCCAGCACCAGGATGGTGTCCATGCGGCCGTCGGCGGACAGCGCGTCGACCAGGCCCAGGGCGTCGCCGCGGCCCGGCAGGTCCAGCACATCGAAGCGGTCCAGGATCAAGCAGCGCAGGCCGGAGATCTCGGCAAGCGCCGCGCCGATCAGGGCGTCCACGCGCCAGCGTTCCGACTCCGACAGCAGGCGATAGGACCGGCCACCCCAGGTGATCCCCATGTCGGCAGCGATAGCGGGCGTCAACCAGCCCGCGAGCTCGGCCAGGTCGGCCAGCTTGGCGTTGAAGGGCTGCAGAGCCTCTGCCAGGATCTCGCCCGGGATGCCATCGGGCGAGAGTGCATCGCCGATTGCCAGCCAGGCCAGGACATCGGCGTGATACCGGGTGGCATTGGCGGTGCGCTCCGCAGCGCTGGTGGCGGCCTGTTTGGCGTTTAGCAGAGCCTGCACGCGATCGTCGACCGCCTTGCGCTCGGCGCGCAGCGCGGTCACCTTGGCGCGGGCCGCTTCGACGTCGGCGGGCCGGATCTCCTCCGGCGCGGTCTCGTCCTGAAGCTGCACCGCCGCTACTTCCGCCGCGCTGATGTCGCGGAGGTCGTTTTCGACGCTGCGCGCCATCAAGTCGCGGGCTTCGATGGCCTTGGGCAGTGCCGCGGACGCCTCGGCATCGCCGACCGCACCAATCTTGCCGAATTGGCGTTCATACTCGGTCAGGGCGACCAGCGACCTGCCGTGCAGATCCACCGAGAAATGCTCGTCGGCCAGGGTGTCGAAAGCCTCCGCCAAGCTATCGGCCAGCGCGTGCACCAGACCAACCCGCGGGCCGGTCCCCGCCTTCGCCTCCAGCGCGCTGACGCGCTCGGCCAGATTGGCGTGTTCGGCCCGGTCGAACTCCAACTTTTGGCGCAGGGCCGGCAGCTTTGCGGCCTGGGTCTGGCGTGCGGCCACCAGGTCGCGCGCGGCGGCATAGGCGGACGCCTTCTGTTCGAGCGCGCCCTGGGCCTTGACGTTCTGCTCCAGCTTGGCATCCACGCCGGCCAACGTCGCGCGCTCGCCCACCAGCGCCGCCTGGTCGAACGGCGGGATTTCCGCGGCCCAGCCTTCGGCCTTCTGGCTACCCCATTGCTCGCCAGCAACGGCCTTCCATGCGCCCTTGGCCTCGGTCGCCTGCTGTTTTGCGTACTCGGCGCCGGCGGCGAAGCCGCTGCGTAGGATGGGCTTGATCGACGGAACCAGGAGAGGGCTGCATCCGCGGTCCAGCAGCCGACGCTCGATCTCGTCGGCCTTCACGTTCGTGCCGCTCAGGGCGAACAGGAGGGTGCGGCGCTCATCCGGCTTGGCCGCGGCGAAGCGCTCGGGTGCCAGGACGTAGGGCAGGGCTGGCGACTGCGGCACCAGCACCTCGCCCGATTGCGTGCCCTTCGGCAGGCCGATGCCGACCGTGCCGTCGTCCAGATCCAGCGCGACGGCGCCGACCTTCGCGCCCTCCGTGACCAGCGCGCCGAATTCCTTCTTCAGGCCGACCCGCTCGGGCGTGCCCAGCAGTGCCAGGCGCACGGCCTCGGCGATGCTGGACTTGCCGGCACCGTTCGCGCCGGCGATAAGCGCGGCAGGCGTGCGCAGGTCCAGGTCCACGGCGCGTGCGCCCTGGAAGTTCTCGATGGTGATGCGGTTGATTCGCATGGCGGCTCCTTAGGCGCGCAGCTCGCGGCTGCCGTTGGACTGCATGGCCGTCACCAGGCCCGCCATCTCCATGGATTCCAGGAGGCGGGCGGCGCGGTTGTAGCCGATGCGCAGATGGCGTTGAATGAGGGAAATGGAGGGGCGGCCGTGCTTACGGACCAGGGTGACGGCCTCCATGTACAGTGGGTCGATGGCGTCGTTAGCGTCGTCGCCGTCGCCGTCGCCTTCGAGCGGCATCTGGCCCGCCGTCGGCGCCGCATTGGTGGCGGCGGATTCCTGGATTTGCTTCTCACCGCCCAGGGCATAGACCAGCTCGGCCAGCAGCTTGGCGATTTCCCCGGCCATCAACAGGAATTCCGCGTCGAAGACCTCGGCATCCGTGTCGTTGGCCGGGTGGTTCTCTTTCAGCACGTCCAGCGGCCGGATCTTTCGGATATCCAGATCCTCGGTCAGTTCGAACGAGATCTTGTCCGCCCAGGTCATGGCGAGGCGCGTGCACTGCTTGCCGGATTGGATGTGGCGGCGCACGTCGTCGGCGTCGATCGAGTGCTTGACGTAGCGGATGGCGGCACCGCTGGTGCCCGAAGCACGCAGCTCGGCGTCCTGGTCGATGCTGAAGTTGGCCGGCGCCTCGTTTTCGGCCAGCCAGCCGGTCATGGCGGACGCCGGCGACATGGCGACATACAGGTTTTCGAGCGGGAACGGCTCGATGGATTTCGCCAGGAGTCCGATGACCATGTCCGCCTTCGCGGGCGTGCTGGTGTCGATGATCAGCCAGCGCTCGATGGGGTCGATCCAAAGGCGAATATCGTCGTACTGCGTCAGGGCCGTGGGCAGCTTCTCGTCGATGATCTTTTCCCGGATCTCCTTCATCAGCTTCCGGCCGGGCTTGAACCCCTCGCGTTCCTCGAACTCGCGGGCGCGCGCGGCCGTGGCCTGGTTGATGGCCTTGCCGGGCAGCAGCTTGGATTGGACGCGCAGCGTCAGGATGATCTTGCCGCTGACGGCGTGGGCCAGGTCGGCGCCCTCGCGCGGCGGCACCCAGCCGAGCGTCTGGAGTTCCAGTTGGCCGCCGGGCACGAAGGCATGAGCGGCCAGCTTGTCGTTCAGCTCGTCCAGGTTCCAGAAGGGCGCGGCGGACGTGAGGCGGTAAATCTTGGCGTTCTTGAACATGATGGCGTCCTCTTATTCCGGCGCGGCCATACGGGGGCGGCGGGAGGCGCCGGCCGGGCGCTGTTGCTGTTGCTGCTGCTGAGCCTGCGCTTGCTGCTGGGCGTGCTGCTCGGACTGCTTGACCATGGCGGCGCGGCGCTCCTGATAAATCTGATGCAGGCGCGCGCGAATTCCGAGGTCGTCGACACCGTCGATGGAGTCGCTGGCCAGGTCCAGCACGTCCAGGGTCTTGGCGCTGACGATCTGGTGTTCGACCGCGGCCGGGTCCAGGCCAGGATCCGCGTCAGCGCCGGGCAGATTGCCCTGTTGCCCGTCGGCCGGCGCCGCCTGAGCGGCAGGGGCGGCCGCTGCCGCGCCCTGCGCCGGGTTACCGGCCTCGGCTTGCGCCTTCGCGCGGGCGGTGTTGGTGTTTGCGACGGGGTCGCGGGCCTCCAGGTCTGTCGCATCGGCCTGCGCCGCCGCCGGCTGGCGCTGGGCCGGCTGGGCGGATTGGCGCAGCTCATCCACGTTGACGCTGATGGTGCCGTCGGGGGCAGTGGTGGCCTCGATAATGTCCTGGGCTTCTTCAACCGTCTGCAGGCCCATCAGCAACTCGGGCGCGTAGAGCTTGCCGAAGAAGCTGGCGGTGCGGTACCGAAGCATGACCTCGTCCATGGTCTGCCACTTGCTGCCGTTCTTCGTGTACCAGCCTTCGAGCACGGCCATCTCGATCGACACGGGCGGCGACTCGATCACCTCGCCGGTCTCCTTCTCGATCGCCCAGGCCACGCACACCTTGTCGTCGATCTTGACCTTCTCGACCTTGGTGTGCCGCTGGTTGTTCTCCCAATAGCTCGACTTGTATTCGACCTCGCGCTCACCGCGGCTCTCGATGCGAAAGCGCAGGGGCGAAAAGCGGCCGCAGCCGTTGATTGCCGCAATGATCCACTGCGACGACCAGGACGGCCGGCCCTCGACGATGTAGAGATTCTGCATCACCATCAGCGGGTCGGCGCCCATGCGCTGCGCCATATTCAGCGCGACAACCGAATTCGCAAGGGCGTTCGGATTTTCGCGGCTTTCCTTGACATTGCCGTAGCGGTCCAGCTTCTCGATCGTCTGACGGTAGGCCACGGGCACAAGGGTGCTGCTGGAAAGCAGGCGGGCGGCCCGCTGCATCAGTTCGAAGCCTTGCAGGCTGCTGAAGCCGGGGGCGACCGCGGGCAGATTGGCTTCGGCCGGTGTGCGCAGGCCCTGGACGGTGTTGGTCTGAGTCATGATCAGTTTCCTTTCTGCTGGTTGCGGTAGGCTTGGTATTCGGCGGCCGTGGCCATGGCAACGGACTGGCGCTCTTCGGGTTTGGCCTTGGTGTCGTACTGCTGGACCTGGCTGACCAGGAAAGCGGCCGGATCCCAGGCCAGGTGCTGGGTGACGACCGTTTTGCCGGCCTGGTCGGTGCGCCGGACGTACACGTCGCGGCTGACCGGGTGGATAGACATGGCTCAGCCTTTAAATTTGCAGGTGGGGTGACGCGGGCAGTACTTTCCCGAGCAGAGGACGGACTTGGGATTGCCGTAGAAGCTGCCGCTGTGCACCAGGCGGGACGCGTGCTGGAGCAGGCCGGGGCTGTCGACGTCGCCGACGAGCGCGTTGCGCGCGCCAGCGATCTCGCCAGTGCCCACGCGCTGCGCAGTTGCCGTCTTGCCGGTTTGCAGGCCGATGATCTGCGCGGGCGCGGTGATCTGTTCGCCGATGGCGTGCTGGGCGAGGATCTCGTACACGCCCATCTGTGGGCCGTGGCCGGCGGTCGTGACCGTGCCGTCCGACCCGACGGCGCGGGCGCCGCTCTTGAGGTCGGTAATGCCAAGCTCGCCGCTGTCGGTGCGCCGGACGCGGTCGGTCGTGCCCGTGAGCGCGATTCCCAGGTCGGAGATCTCCATGCGATCGCACGTAAGTTCCACCGCAACGTAATCCTGGTGCGGCGCAATCTGCGCGCAGTAGCGCGTGTGCAGCGCCAGGCCGATGCGCTCGGCGTCGCGCGGCTGCGCATCGTCCCAATCGACTTCCTCCTCGGTGTCGTAAAGGGCCTTGATCAGTTCGCCGGCGGCGTCGTCGGGCGTGATGGGGCTGCCGTCCAGCTTCGCCTGGTCGAATGCGGCGGTGCCGGCGTGGATTGCTGTGCCGAGGCGCGCGGCGCCAGAAGACGGCATGCGCATGCCCAGCAGGTTCTTGGCTTCCCAGCGGGCAGGGCAGTCGAATAGCTCGGCCAGGCTGGACGCACGGATCGGAATGATTCGTTGCATTGTCGGGACTCCGGGATCAGTAGGGGGCGTGCGCCGCGGAGGCGGCGTTCGCGGAATGGGTGGTGGTGGCCACCGCCTGGGGAGCGGCGTCGAGCGTCGGGCCCAGCACGCCGGTCATGGCGACCAGGAACGCCGTGGCGCCGACGATCCCGGCGACATAGGCGACCAGGTCGAGGTCGCGGCCGGTGCGGCGCGCGCGGCGCCAAGTGATGCGAAGGCGGCGGATCATTGGACGTCCCCCTCGGCCGGCGATGGGAAGCAACCTTCGTCGTCGCGGCGCTCCTGATAGGCGCGGTACTGGCCGGTGCGGGCTTCCTGCTTGCGGGCCTTGCAGGACTTCGAGCAGAAGCGGGCCCAGCCGCGGGCGCGGTCCGCCGTCCTGGCGGTGAACGTGCCGCCGCATGCCTGGCACTGGTATTGGGCGGTGGAGGTCATTGCTGCTCCCCCTTGGCCTTGGCGATGGCGGCGCACCCGACAGCTACAGCAGCTTCCACGCGGGGCCCGCGTTGATAGGCCACGTCCATACCAAGCAGCGCTTCCAACGCCTCCAGCAGCTCCGGCGCGGCGACGGCCCGGAGCGCGGCCGCCGCGATGGCGTGGCTGGAACCATTGCCGTGGGCGTACTGCTGGCAAGCGGCCTGGAACTGGGCGTCCAGCGCGGCGCGTTCGATCATGGCGGCGGCGCTCATGCTTCCCTCGCGTAGTCGGAGTCCGGCACGATCACGACGTCGCCGCGGATCTGGTGGGGAACGCCGCGGGCGTCCTGATACAGGCGCGTGGCCGCCGGGTTGACGGGCAAGTTCTTCCGGATGCCGCCGTCATCGACCAGCATCACGTGCACGCGGTCGGCGAGGCTGACGGTGTCCAGGGCGTCGGCGCCGATCATCTGGCGGACGTCCTGCAGGGCATGCGGCCCGTGCAGCTCGGTTTCGGCGCCGTCGGCGCGGATCAGCTTGCGGATGGGCTTCATGCGCCGGCCTCCTGCTCAGCGTCGAGCGCGGCCTGGGCGATCTGCGCCAGCTCGAAGTCGCGATCGAGGATGCCGGTGGAGCCGCCGGCGATCTGTGCCAGCGCCGTGCGCAGGCGGGCATTGGCGATGCGCAGCGCCAGGTTCTTCCTCTGGAGAGCAACAGAATCGGTGACCATCTTCGGCTGGGCATGCTCGGCCGCGATGTACGGGCGGCCCTGCAGCGCGGTCTCGGCGCGGCTGGCGATCCAGCGCAGGCGGCGCGTCTGCGTCGAGCTGGCGCGCGCCGTGCGCCTGATGTGGTCCAGGGCGTCCTGGTAGATTTCGGCCGTGGACGGCAACGGGATAGGGGCGTTCATAACGGGCGGTTCTCCAAGGTGGGTGCCGCGCTAGCGCGGATCTGCCGGCTGGGCATGCAGTCGAAGGTGACGCGGGTGGTGGGCGGGAAGACGGCCAGGACGTCCAGGCATTCGGCCTGGGTGGCGAAGCGCTCGATCACCATGACGGGCGGACGGTCGGGGGTAGCGGGCAGGAAGGCCAGCAGGACCCAAAGCGTGGCGGCGGTCATGCGCGGCTCCCGAGCTGGGCGCGGCATACGTCGGCGGCGCGGTCGGCCTGGTCGTGGCCGAACATGCCGAAGTGGCAGATCGACGGCGCAATCCCCAGGGCCTTCGCCAGCCAGGCGTACGCGGCGGTGCGGTTGTTCGCGAAGCGCTCCTTCGTCAGGCGCTGGAACAGGAATTTCGCGTCCTTGCGCGCCTTGATGGTCTCCTTCGAGGCCATGACGCCCAGCGGCAGATCGGTATCGGGGTGCAGGCCCACGTAGGCGCCGCAGTGCGCGCAGCGGTAGACGAAGGGCCAGTCGCCGTACTCGCGACCGTAGATTGTCGCGTTGGATTGCAGGTACACGTCCCTGCCATCGCAGCAATGGCAGGCCGTGGGCGGCGCGATGCGATCGCGCACGCGCGCCAGGGCGCGGCGCGACACATGGGGGAGGGGGGCGGGCGCCGCCAGCTTTTGCTTGCTCCGGCTGCGCGGGTCCACGCCAAGAACGGTGATGCTCATGGTTGTGCACTCCAGGGGTCGGTGCGGCGGCGATACGCGGCATAGATGTCGATGCCGCGTGCCATCGCGTAGGCGACGGGGAAGAGAAGGAGGGCGGCGGCGATCACAGGACCACCTCGCCGGTGTCGCGCATGGAACGCTCGATCAACATGCGGGCTCGCTTGACCAGCTCGGCGCGCAGCGCCTGCACACCGCGGGCGCCGATGCGCCGGTGGTCCGGGTGTTGGCTGATTACCGTCAGGACAACGCCGGCGGCATCGCGCGGCGCCAGGTCGCATTGCAGCGTTTCAACCCACCAGTCCAGCTTTTCGCCGAAGGCGAGGCGAGTGCGACCGGCGAAGAGGTCGCGAAGGGCGCCGATGATCTGGCCATCCGAGATTTCTGACACGCGAGTTTTGCGTTCGCGGTGGTAGTAGCCGTGGTCGGCGGTGCGGGTGGGGTCGTCGGGCCGGGTGGCGTCTGACGGGGGGATGTGGACTTGCATGGCTTCTCCCGTATTGGCTACCTGTTGGGGTCAGGTCGGCAGCACCAGAGATTCCTAGCACTGTAATGCTAGATTCTAAGCATTAAATGGCTAGTGTCAAGCATTTTGATGCTAGATAGGCACAACAAAAAAGCCGCACTGGGCGGCTGTCGTGTGACGGGGAGGTGGGGCGCTACCGGTCTTCGATAGAAAAAAGGCTTTCACCCGAAGGAAGGAATTTGCAAAGCGCCCGTTGCGGCAGGACATTTCCAAAACCATTCTTGGCCTCAAAGTCCAAGCGAACCAGCACGGCGCCGTCGTTCAACGTCTGTACAGCGGCACCAAACACGCTGAAATTTACGGATGAGGGGAACTTTGCTGCCGCACGCGTCCTGGCCTGACAGGAGGCCATCGCATCATTTTCACTTATCACCGGTTTGACTTCGGGTGTGGCGTTGTCCGTTGATTGCTTCCCAGGGATGCTGGCCAGAATGCCGGATATGACTAGGAGGCCGAGAAACCCCACTATCTTCATGCGGCCTTGGCGGCGCAGGTCTGCGAGCGATGTAGGTTTTTTCATGTGTCCCAAACAAAATGATAATGCTAGACACGGATGGTAATTAACATGGCAAATTTTTTTGGCCCCAGCCGTTCACCCAAAGCACATTGCCGTCGACGTGCCACCTAGGCGGCTCCGCGCTTACTTTTAATATCTGGTCCATCCTGCGTGGCGGAATAAGCTGCGCTGTAGCCGCGAGCATTGAGCATCAGGTAGGTACGCTCAGGCTCGTTCAAGATACGAAAAATCGATAGCAGCTCTTGCTCATCGCTACGAAGATCTGTGACCGGCGGCTGGGCGGTACCGACAGATGATGAACTGGACGAGGTGTCCAATGCGGGCGGTTTGAGCGGATCGAATCCCGAGACCAACAGTTGCCACGCCTCGAACTTGAAAAACCTCGCGATCTGCTGGACCGTCTCGACGTTCGGGTTGCCAGAGCCGTACTTGATGCGCCCCAGCGTGCCGTCAGCGACGCCCATGAGTTTCGACAGGTTCAGGCGTGAGATGTCCTGTCGCGTTTCCAGCAACTTGGTGACGCTCTGAGCGAGGATTTCTTTCACATCTGGCATTGGATTGCTAGTTTATAGATCTGGCGTAGCCTTTTGGTGCTTGATGATCTAGCCACATAATGCTAGATTGGCGGCATACTTACTTATGAGTGACCGCCATGTCCATGATCACCACCGTTCGTTCGCAGTTGCTGGCGCGTAAGGGTAGCTGGCCCGCCATCTGTGACCGAGCAGGCGTCTCCTATTCGTGGCTGACCAAGTATGCCCAAGGCAAGATCACCAATCCCGGCTCGCGCCAGTTGGAGGCCGTAGCTCGCTGTCTGGAAAGCAGCAATGAACAAGCGGCTGCCGTTGCGCCGGTCGAGCATCGTGAGGGCGGCCATGCGTAAGACGGCGCTGGCTACCGCGTTGCGTGAGGTGTTCCTCAGGTTCCTGGAGATCCTGATGGCTGAACAAAGCCGATCGGACGACTCTCCCCGGGTTGCACCTGCATCACTGCCACAACTGATTGGTGCGGCACCCACGCTTCGTAATCCCTTGAAGGATGCAATTGCGTGGGAGACAGCCGCAGGCCGAGATAGTGCGTATTGGTCCAGTCGACGCGCGAACACTCCACTGCAGGATGACCCTCGAAATCTGTCGTCTGCTGCCTCGCAAGTACCTCTGCCGCGCCCGATTCTCGGTGCAGCACAACATGCCAATTTCCAGCCATGGTCAGTTCCTTCTCCGAAGTAGGGTTGTGTGAGAGCGCCCATTCTAAGGAGCTGGAACTGGCCGCCCATTCGAGCCGCCGTGCCCTAATGAAGCGTGGCCGGCGCCGAGCGCGCCGGTTCGGCGTCGGCGCGGTCGTCCGTTTCCATGCACAGCCGCTCGAACACCGCCCGCACCGTGGCTTGGTCAGCGTCGCCGACGACACCGTCGGCAATCTCCTTTGCCAATTTCAGCAGCGCCATCGTGGCCTGCGCCGCACCACCTTTTTCTCGCACATCCATTTTCGCTACCCCCGTTTCGACTGGCGTGCGGGAAATGTAACTGCCCGGAGTACCTGACGCATGCGACATGAATCGCACAAAACCCTGATCGCCATCCTGCGCGAGCACACCTCGGCGTGGCGCAAGTCCCAGGACTGGTCTCGCGAGACGATGGCGGAATACATCGTCGCCGCGCACGAAACTCTGAACGGCCCGGCCAGCACCGGCATCCGGTTCGAACCCCATACCCAGGACACGTTCGGGCGCCTCAAGGTGAACGCCGACCGCGTCTTCCGCTGGCTGGACGACGAATCCAAGGATACGAACCTGCTGCCGGCCAACTTCATCCCGTCGATCCTGGCGGCGATGCCGCACGACCGGCGCCGGCATTGCGTCGATGACATGCTGCGCCCGCTGGGTCTGGCCGTGCGCACGCTTGCGCTGGAGGCCGGAGACGCCCTCGCTCAGGGGCAGGTCACCAATCTCATGCGTGAGCAGACCGAAGCAGCCGCTGCCGCGGTGGCACTGCTCGACGCGAACGCCACGCCGGCTCAACTGGTGAGCGCCCACCGCGAGCTGTCGGAATCGATCGTCGCGGCCCGCGGCGTGCGCGCGGCGATCGAAGGCCAGATGTCGCGGGCCGGCATCGACGTCCCGGCGAAGGAGGCGGATCCGTCATGATCTCCGACATCAACCATTTCCATCTGTTTTCGGGCGCCGGTGTCGGCGCGGCAGGCATGCAAGACGCCCGGCCGGAAATCCCGGGCCTGACCGGCCGCATGGTTTGCCTTGGTGGCATCGACGTGGACCCAGCCGGCGCGGCCGACTTCTTCGGCTTCACCGGCGTGCGCTGCACTGTGCGCGACCTGTTCAGTCGCCAGCAGTACGTCGCCTTCCACGGGCGTGAGCCGCCCGGCGGCTGGACCGAGGCCATGCCCGCCGATATACGGGCGGCTGCTGGCGGTTGCCGGCCGCACATCCTATTCCTTTCGGCGCCGTGCAAGGGCTTTTCCGGCCTGTTGTCGCATTCGCGCAGTCTGACCGCCAAGTACCAGGCGCTGAACGAACTGACGCTGCGCGGAATGTGGCTGGCGATGGAGGCCTGGAAGGATGATCCGGTCGAGGTGATCCTGTTCGAGAACGTGCCGCGCATCGCCTCGCGCGGGCGCCACTTCCTGAACCAGATCGTCCAGTTGCTGCGCCACTACGGCTATATCGCGCGCGAAACCGCCCACGACTGCGGCGAGCTGGGCGGGCTGGCGCAGAGCCGCAAGCGCTTCCTGATGATCGCGCGCCACGCCGAAAAGGTGCCGGCCTTCATCTATGAGCCGCCCCAGCGTCCGCTGCGCGCCGTGGGCGAGGTCCTGGGCCGCATGCACCTGCCGGGCGACCTGCGCGCGGGTCCGATGCACCGCATCCCGAACCTGAGCTGGAAAACGTGGGTACGGCTGGCCTTTGTAGAAGCGGGCAGCGACTGGCGCAGCTTGAACCGCCTGGCGGTGCAGGACGGCTATCTGCAGGATTACATCCTGGTGCCGGAAATGCGCCGCGGTGCCCTGGGGGTGCACAGCATGCAGGACAACGCCGGCGTCATCGCCGCGCGCAACTACCCGCTGAACGGCGCTTTCTCCGTGGCAGATCCGCGTTTCGATCCGTCGGCGGCGTGGAAGGATGGCCAGGCCTACGGCGTGCGCCGCTGGGATGCCTCGACCGGCACCGTCGCCGGCCAGCAGGGCCCGGGCCAGGGCGCATACAGCGTCGCCGATCCGCGTCACCACGGCCCGGCCAAGCACAGCAATGAATTTCGCATCGTTCGCTACGAAGCCGCCGCGCGCGCCGTCACCGGCGCCCATGGCACGGGGCAGTGTGTCGCAGACCCGCGCACTGGTTGGCCCAAAACCGCCCATGGCAACAAGTTGGCCGTCACGGCCTACGAAGATCCTGCGAAGACCATCACCGGCGCGCGGTTCGGCAGTGGTGGGCTGTGCGTAGCAGACCCCCGCGGTGGCCCGGACGCCAGCAAGCTGCACGGGAAGTACCACACGGCGCGCTGGCACGAGCATGCCCACGCCGTTATCGCCGGCAACGCTAATGGCGCGTTTTCCGTGGCGGATCCTCGTCCGGGCCTGGCGCGCACGCGCGGCGACCACTATCTGACGGCCGGGCACTACGGTGTCGCGGCCTGGGACCAACACGTCGGCGCCGTCTCGGCTTCGGCATGCCACGACAACGGTGCGTGGTCGGTGGCCGATCCGCGCGTGCTGCCGGGGGCCAACGACAAGCTGGTCTGCCGCATCATCGCCGAGGACGGCACCTGGCACCGGCCGTTCACCACGTTGGAGCTGGCCGCCCTGCAGAGCCTGTACGACCCCGACGACTACGCCGAGGCCGAGGAGCAGGGCGCCCACTTCCAGATGCATGGCAATTCTGACAGCGCCCACCGCGAGCGCATCGGCAACGCCGTGCCGAAGAAAGCAGCCCGCGCCATGGCCGAAGAAATCGGCCGCGCCATCCTGCTGTCGCGCGCCGGCGAATCCTTCCAGCTTTCGTCCACGCCGATCTGGGTGCGGCCGATCGCCACGGCGCTGGCCGTGCGCGGCGGGGAGGGGGCCTGACATGCATCCCAAGGAGCAATGTCGCCTTTCCATGGAAGGGCAGTCGAGGCCGGATGTGGTGGCGCGCCGTCGCGCCCGGCGGGCGCTCGATCCTCTGTCGTATAGGGCTGGGTGCGCCGAGTTGTGGAAGTCCGGCCCGTGGCCCTTCGACGGCGTGTCGGCCTGGGTATTTTTCCGCAATCGAAGTTTTCGCCGGTACCTGATGCCCGGCATCCAGTCCTACCTGAACGAGCGCGCCGCGGCACGGCGGGCGCGGCACTCGGCTGACATGGCCGAAAGCGAGCGCCGGTGGAAGCTTGCCAAGGCGCTGAAGAAGGCGCAGCCGCTGCCCCTATTCGAGGACACGCCATGAGCACAGTCATCAGCTTTAGCGACGCGAAGGTCTCGCGCGATCGCCGCAACTACCGTCCCGGGGCCTGCCGACACTTGCACCTGTCGTTGGACGACGAGGGCGAGATTGTCCGCTGTTCGGATTGCCAGGTGCAGGTGGGCGCCTATTGGGCCCTGACGATGCTGATCGAGCGATTTCAGCGCGAGCGCGCGTCGCTTGACGCCCGGGATGCTGGCCTGAAGGAGTTGGCCGGCCGGACGCTGCACCTCAAGGCCGCGCGCGTGATTGAAAGCATCTGGCGCGGCCGCAAGATGGCGCCGTTGTGCCCGCACTGCAGCGAGGCGATCCTGCCCGAGGATGGGATGGGTTCGTCCATGGCCAGCCTGGATATGGTGACGCGGCTGCGGGCCGCGCGCAGGGGGAAATCATGAGCTGGTCCGAGAATTCCATCGCCCGCGCGCTGGCGCGCCAGACATTCAACCGCAAATACCTGGTGGTGGTGCCGAACTGCAACTGGACCGGCCACGAATGCGACCTCCTGGTCGTGACGGAGAACTTGCGCATCATCGACGTCGAGATAAAAATCAGCCGCGCGGACCTGAAGGCCGACGCCAAGAAGGAAAAATGGTGGCGCCGCGAGCACATCGGCTCCTGGCCGTCCGTGCCTGTGTTGCGGCACAGCGCCTGGTCGAACGACCTGCGGGTCGAGAGTATTGCCCGGCGCGCCCGTTACAAAAGCACGCCGAACGACTGGCCGACAAAGGTCTGGAAGCACTATTACGCGCTGCCCAAGGAGATCTGGCACCCGGATCTGCTCGCGGCGCTTCCGAGCAGTCAGAGCGGCATCCTATTGTTGGACCGCGACGGCTGCCCGGTCGGCCAAGCCATGCGCGTGGACTGCGTGCGCCGCGCCACGCCAAACCGCGACGCGAAGCCCATCAGCCCAGCGGCGGCCGTAGACATTGCGCGCCTGGCCAGCCTGCGCATGTGGGACGCCTACGCCCGGCTCGAGAAACGGGAGGCAGCATGACTCCTAAGCGTCCCTTGGTCCGCTACCACGGCGGCAAATGGCGCTTGGCGCCCTGGATCATCCAACATCTGCCGCCGCACCGCTGTTATGTCGAGCCCTTCGGCGGCGGCGCGAGCGTGTTGCTCCGAAAGCCGCGGGCTTACGCCGAGGTCTACAACGACCTAGACGGCGAGATCGTGAACCTGTTCCGGGTCGCGCGCGACGATGGCGAGCGGCTGGCCCGGGCCTGCGAGCTTACGCCATTCGCGCGGGCCGAGTTCGACACTGCGTACGATTCGGCCGACGATCCCGTGGAGCAGGCCCGGCGAACGGTGTTCCGAAGCTTCTCCGGCTTCGGTTCGGCAGCCGTGACGGGCCAGTCCAGCGGCTTCAGGGCCAACAGTAACCGGTCCGGCACCACGCCGGCGCACGACTGGATGAACTATCCGGACTGTCTGCGTCAGCTCGTGCAGCGTCTGCGCGGCGTGGTGATCGAGAACCGGGATGCGGTCGAATGCATGGCACGACATGATGGTCCCGAAACCCTGCATTACGTCGACCCGCCTTATGTGCACTCGACGCGCTCGTTCCGTGCGCGATCACATTGCTATCGCCATGAGATGAACGACGACCAGCACGAAGCGCTGGCCAGCGCCTTGCACAAACTGCAAGGCATGGTCGTCCTCAGTGGCTACCGTTGCGACCTCTACGACCGCCTCTACTCCGGCTGGACCCGGATTGACGGTCGCGCGCATGCCGATGGCGCCCGACCGCGCGTCGAGTCGCTGTGGTTGTCGCCATCCGTTCCCAGCGCTTCGTTATTTCCATCGGAGGGCACATGATCGAGCTGAAAATGCCCGCGCCCCTGACGCCGCCGGATTGCGACCTGCGGGTGGCGCTGCGCGTGGTGGAACGGGCCCTGCAGGACGCCCTGCAGGCACCGAACATCGCACAGGGGGCAAGGGAGGCTGCATGACAAATCCCGCGCCCTATCCGGCGGACACGCGCGCCAAGGGCTGGCGGTTCGAGCTTGACCACGAACGGATCCGCCAGTCCGATACCTGGGCCCTCGCGGCGCCAGAGATCCGGCCATGGCTGCTGATGCTGTGGATGACTGCCTGGGAGCAGACGCCTTGCGGTAGCCTGCCACAGGATGACGAACTGATCGCCGCACGCATCGGCATGCCTCTGGACCAATTCCAGGCCGCCAAGGCCCGCCTGCTGCGCGGCTGGTGGCTGGCCGATGACGGCCGCCTGTATCACGACACGCTCGCCGAGCGCGTGCTGGAGATGATCGAACGCCGCGACGGCGAGCGCAACCGCAAGGCCGAATACCGCGAACGGAAGAAGGCGGAACGAGCCGCAAACCAGGCGGATAAACGTCCCAATCCGTCCCATGGTGGTCCTGATTTGTCCCATGGGACAGGCGCGGGACTCCCAGGGGACTCCGGCGGGAGTGACGCCACCGGAACCGGAACCGGAACCAGTAATACAAAAGAAATAGCAGCGGCGGCGATACATCCTCCCGCACGCGACCCTGTGGACAACTCGCCGCCGCCGTCGGAAGCCCAATGGCTTGCCGCTCAGGAAGAATGCGCCGCTGGCTACGCCAAGCTGCTGAACAGCCTGGAGCAGGTGCGTGGCAAGCGGTCGAAATTCGTCAGTACCGACACCCGGCTGGTCGCCTGGGAACGGCTGGGCTTGACCCGCGAAAAGCTGGTCGAGGCGTACCACCTGGCCGTGGCCGAACGAGAGGCGGCGGAAGACCCTAGCCCGGTCAACGCGGGGTTCCTGGACGTCTTCGTCGCCAAGGTGCTGAATCCGCCCGAAGGCGAAAGCGTCGCCGGCGCCAGGCCCGCCACCGGTGCGGGTGCTGCGGATCCACTCGCCTGGGCGACCACGGCATCGGGTATCGCCGCAAAGGGCGCTGAGCTGGGCATCGTGCAGGACGAGGGCGAGCCGTTCCCGGCGTTCAAGCTCCGCGTCCACGCCGCGGCGAACCTCTCCGAGCAGGATAGGGCCCGCCTTCGCGCCGACTTCGGGGTGCACGCATGACCGCCACCGTCCAGTGCGTCGCATGCCTGCGCTTCACCCTGCGCGAATCCCCGAAGTACGCCGAGCTGGGCCTGGGCCGGTGCTCCGGCATGGCCGACCGTCCCGGCACCTTCGTCAGTCCGTTCTATCCCCGGCAATGCCCGGAACACCAACCTGCGCCGGCGGAAAAGACCGCGGCGCGTATCGAATGGCTGCGCGATCTGCGCAGCGAGGGAGTTTGATGTCGAACCAGATCACGTTCCACGTACCCGGCCTGCCCAGGGGGAAGGGGCGCGCGAAGTCCAGCTCGCGCATCGGCCGGGATCCCCGGACCGGCGCGGCACGCGTCTTCACGCGTCACTACACGCCCGAGGCCACGGCCGCCTACGAAAGCCTGGTGAAGCTGGCCGCCGCCCAGGTCATGGCGGGGCGCGAGCCCTATACCGGGGCGATACAGATGCATTTGCATATCGTGCTGCCGATCCCGCAATCCTGGTCCGGCGTGCGCCAGCGCCGCGCCGCGGCCGGCCTGATCGTGCCCACGGTGAAGCCGGACAGCGACAACGTCGAGAAGGCCGTCAAGGACGGCTGCAACGGCGTGGTCTACCGGGACGACGTCCAGGTTGTGCTGGACAGCAAGGCCAAGATCTACGGCCTGGTCCCTGGTGTCACGGCGACCATCACCTTCCGCGACGACCTGGAGCCCGCCCAAGGAGTACGAAAAAATGCGCCGTGAAGCCGGAACTTTCTCATGCCCCGAACACGCGATCGCCGTTGCGTTCCTGATGCTGGCGTACCCGATCGAGCCCAAGAATCCCACGCAGATCATCTGCGAGGCCCTGCAGGAGCGTTTCGACGTGAGCTACGAGCGCAAGGCGCTATCGGGCCTGACGCCGCACGATTGGCACGCGCAGGCGGTCTTCACCGTCAAGGTGCTGGAGCGCACCCTGGGCGATGCCATCGGCTTCCACATCCTGCAGGCGCAGTACGGCACGGGCGAGGAAGGCGCCGCCAGCGCGCGGCGGGTGTCGGAATGGTTGAACCCGGAGGCGCCGGCAGACAGCCGGGAGCGGGAAGTCACAGACATGCTGACGGCGCACATCCTGCGCGGGCGGCCGCGGCTGCGTGACCTTTGCGATCGCTTCGACCTGCCGTACTCGGCGCTGCAGCGTCCGGCCAGCGCGTACCGCGTGCTGGTCGAGGGCGCGCGCCGCGCGGCCCTGCAGCGCCTGGACATTCGGATGCGGGACGCCGACATCGTGGTGGACCTGGAAGGGGACGTGAAGCCCACCGCACTTGACAACGTGAATCAAGATCCGCAAAATTCGCCCAGACTCGTAGCAAGTACGACCTAATGAAACGCCCCGGCCAAAAGCCGGGGCGTTTTGTTTGCCATTTGCGCTTTAAGCGCGGCGCTATTCGTTGAAGTCGGGCGCGCCGGTGCTGTCGCTGATCTCGTCCTGAAGCTCGGTGTAGTTCAGTTCATCACCATTTCGCAGTTGCGGGAGGATGTCCTCCATGTAACGCTTCGCCGTTGCGGCTTTGGCTCCCTCCAGGCTTTTGCTCGAGACCAGGGCGTAGCCGCCTACGTCCAACTCGACCATATACAGACCATAGTCGGCCAACGCATCGGTCACGGCGACGACGAAAGCCGCACGCAGTCGCTCGCGGTAGGACACGAACTTGAGTGTAGTTTGGCTGATGCGGACGCGGCTCTGCCCGGAGCGGTGGAAGAGGGCTGCCAGAACAATAGCCGTTTGGTTTGCAGTACGCACATTTATCTCCGTGAGTGCGGGTTGGTGTTTGTATTTAATCCTAAAACAGGATTAATTATTCCTGATATAGGATTTTTTGGCAAGGGTGAAGATCGCCCCACTCGATTTTTTTTCTTGGACCGGCTATGACGTCGAATCTGCGCACGACACGGCCCAGACCACCTGACCAGGCTGATCGCGCTTTTATGCCGGCGCCCGAGCTGGCGCACTGGGTCGACCAGGCCATCCTGGCCAAGGGCGGAGAGCTGCACAATCCGGAACACGCCCACCTGGTGGATGCCGACATGGCATTCCTGTGGGCGCCGGCGGCGTTTGGCAAGGCCGGGCGCACGGTGCTAGGCCAGGCCGAGCAGGTCATGTTCCGGGCCGGCGGCTGGCAGAAGGCCCGCCAGGAACAGCAAATGATCGAATGGTTCGGCTGTGTCCCGGAGTTCCTCATCACGCTGGCGGCGGACTACTGCGCCACCTGCAGCGATGCGGAATTCTGCGCCTTGGTCGAGCACGAGCTGTACCACGTGGGGCAGCGTACCGACGAATTCGGCGCGCCGGCCTTCGACAAGCTGGGCCGCCCCAAGCTGCGCATCGTCGGCCACGACGTGGAAGAGTTCGTCGGCGTGGTGGCTCGTTACGGGCCGTCGGTTGATGTCCAGCGCCTCGTCGCGGCGGCTGGCGCCGCCCCGGCCGTACCGCGGCTGAATATCGCCCGGGCCTGCGGGTGCTGCCTGAAGGTGGCATAGCGCCGGGCAGGATCTGCAACATGGCAAAGCTCACAGAGGCCCACAAGCGCTTCATCGTCCAGGCCCTGGCCTGCTGGGACACCCCCAGCCAGGTCGCGGAAGCCATCAAGGAAGAATTCGGCCTGGACGTGCCCCGGATGCAGGTGGCGCAGTACGACCCTACCAAGGTGGCCGGGAAGGGTCTGGCCAAGAAGTGGCGGGAGCTGTTCGAAGCCACGCGCAAGCGCTTTCGGGAGGAAGTGGCCGAGATCCCGATCGCTGACCAGGCATTCCGCCTTCGGGCTCTGGGCAAGATCTACGAACGGCATTTCAACCGGGGAAACGTCGTCGGCGCCGCGGCAGTCCTTGAGCAGGCAGCCAAGGAGGTCGGCGGCGCCTTTACGAACAGACGGGAGCACACGGGCCTCGATGGCGGGCCGATAGAACAGAAAACGGTGGTGGTCGATGGGAAAGAAATCGCCGCCGCCGTCGCCGAGCTCAACCGCGACTATTGACCCCGCCGTCCTGCGCGCCACGGCCAAGGCCATGTGCGAGCAGGATCACCTGTTCTTCAGCCGGTACTTTTTCAAGCATCGCCAGGCCATCAAGTTCCGGGTCAACTGGCACCACGAACTGATCGCCGAGAAGGTGCAGGCCGTCATCGACGGCCGCATAAAGAACCTGGTCATCAACGTGCCCCCGGGGTCGTCGAAGACCGAGCTGGTGGCCATCAACTTGATGGCCCGCGGCCTGGCGCTGAACCCGCGCGCCCGGTTCCTGCACATCAGCTATTCGGACGACCTGGCGCTGCTGAATTCGCAGACGGCGAAGGAGCTGGTCCAGTCCGAAGAGTTCCAGGAACTGTGGCCGCTGAAGGTCGCTGCGGACGCGAAGAGCAAGAAGCGCTGGAACATCGAGGTCAACGGCCGGAAGGCCGGGGGCGTCTACGCGGTGTCCCTCGGCGGCCAGATCACGGGCTTTCGCGCGGGCCACATGGCGGAAGGGTGGCAGGGCGCCATCATCATCGACGACCCGCTCAAGGTCGGCGACGCCTACAGCAAGCCGCGCCGCGCCAAGGCAAACCGCGACCTGATCGCCACGGTGAAAAGCCGTCGGGCCAACCCCGACACGCCGATCATCGTGATCATGCAGCGCCTGGCGCAGGAGGATGTCACCGGCTTCATCGAGGCCGGCAACCTCGGCCCGGACTGGGAACAGGTCGTCATCCCGGCGCTGATCGACGACGCGTACGTGGCCGGCTTGCCGGCGGAGCTGCAGGCGAAGGTCGACAGCAGCGTCCGCGACGAGAAGGGGCGGTTCAGCTATTGGCCCTACAAGGAGCCGCTGGCGGAGCTGCTCGCCATGGAGGCGGGCGCGGGCACGGACAAGGAAGGCGGGCGCATCAGTCGCTACGTTTTCTCGGCGCAGTACCAGCAGCGTCCGGCGCCGCTGGGCGGCGATCTGATCCAGGGCGCCTGGTTCGGGCGCTACGTCGTTCCGCCGCGGATCGTCTCGCGCAAGGTATTCGCGGACACCGCGCAGAAGACCGCCGAGCGCAACGACTACAGCGTTTTCGAATGCTGGGGCCTGGGCGACGACGGCAAGATCTACCTGCTAGACCTGCTGCGCGGGAAATGGCAGGCGCCCGAGCTCAAGCGGCGCGCCGTGGACTTCTGGGCCAAGAACAAACCGTTCAATCCGAAGCTGTCCGCGCCGTTGAGGCAGCTCCTCATCGAGGACAAATCCAGTGGTACCGGCCTGATCCAGGAGATTGGCGCCGACGGCAAGATCCCTGTCAAGGGCGTGGAACGTGACCGGGACAGGTTCACTCGGCTCATGGACGTGCAGAGCTACCTCGAGGCCGGCCTGGTCTGCATTCCAGAAGAGGCTCCCTGGGTGGCCGATTTCGTGGTCGAGTGCGAGGCCATCACGGCGGATGACACGCACGCCCACGACGACCAGGTCGATCCGATGGTCGACGCCATCAACGACATGCTCGCCACGGCGGGCAGCAACCTAGGGCGCTTTCAGGCGCTGGCAAGCACATGATGAACCAAGATGGCTATCTCAGCGCGGTGCTGGGACCTGCGATGCACGACTTGGCCGCGGCTGGCTTCGGCGCCCTGGACGACCTGGCAATGTATGCGGAGGGGGGACTGCCGGCGCGCGTGGTGGACGTGATCCCGGACGTCGCGGTGTCGCGAGGCGTGGAGATCACGGGCGACGATCGCGTGGGCGCCGAGCTGGACCGGCTCAAGGTGCTGCCGGCGCTGGCTGATGCCTGGCGCTGGGCGCGCCTGACAGGCGGCGGCGCGATCGTCGTCATCGCAAAGGACGGGCGCGCGCTGCGCGACCCACTGAACCTGGAGAGCCTGGACCGACTGGAAGAGCTGAAGGTATTCACGCTGGACGACGTATCTGCCACGGAAAAACGCTATTCGGATCCGAACGAGGCCAATTTCGGCATGCCAGAGGTCTACCGCGTGCGGACGCAGACGCCCGGCGCGGTTGCGGCCGAGTTCTTCGTGCATGAAAGCCGGCTGATCGAGGTCCCCGGGGACCCGCTGCCGGCCAAGCTCAACCGCAAGGGCATTCCGTGGGCGGGGCGGCCGGCGGTGACCAGGGCTTTCCGCGCCATCCGGCGCTATGGCGAGGGCCTGCACTGGGCGTTGCGCTTGCTGGAGAAGAAGCAGCAGGCCGTTCACAAGATGAAGGGCCTGGCCGAAGCGATCGAGACCCAACTGGAGCATGTTGTCCGGAAACGGGTGGAGATGGTCGACGCGGTCCGCAACGCGCTCAACGGCGTGGCGGTGGATTCTGAGGACGATTATCAGATCCTCAGTTCCGACATGGGGGGCGTCAAGGACACCCTTGCCGAGTTCCAGATTGCTGTCGCGGCGGAAACCGGGATCCCCGTGCCTCAGATTTTCGGCCGGTCCGCTTCCGGCTTGAACGCCACGGGCGACGGTGATCTCGAAGGCTTTTACAACACCGTCGCCATGGGCCGCGAAGTGAAGATCAACCCCGCCCTGGAGCGTCTGGTGTCGCTGATCCGCGCGCAGCGCGGCCTGGCCACCGCTGGTGATGGGCAGGGCGAGGCCTGGTCCATCACCTGGCCTGCGCTCAAGCCGGCCACTGCGAAGGAAGGGGCAGAAGTCCGCAAAACCCTGGCCGAAGCGCAGGCCCGGGAAATGGACGCGCTCAGCGGCGCCGTGGACAACGGACTGAGCCAGGACCAGGCGTTCCGGTACATGAAACAGGAAGGGCTCTATGGCCTCATCCCCGACGCCGACGGCCAGTCGGCGAAGTCGTACGCCGCGGCCACCTAAGCAATGGCGCTATCCGCTGGGTGACGAGCAGGATTACCTGCGCGCGCTGCGCACGCAGGCGGAAGCCGCCATTCTGGCGGTCGAGCGGTATGTGCTGCCCGAGCTGCCCCGCGTGTTGCGCCAGGACGACCTCCGGAACACCCCGGAGGGCCCCGAGAGCTGGTTCGAATCGCTGCGCCGGGCGTTCATGGAGGCCCTGGGCGCGGCCATGGTGGATGACGGCAAGGCCCAGGGCCTGGCCGCGATGATTGCCCAGCGGGTGGAGAAGTACAACAAGGAGCAGTACCACCGGCTCCTGCGCCGGGCATACGGCGTCGACGTGTTCAAGGCCGAGCCCCGGCTGGCCGGGATCCTGCGCCCCTGGGAGGCCGAGAACATCGGCCTGATCAAGTCCATCCCGGAGCAGTATCTGGATACCCTGCACGGGCGCGTCGTCGCCGCGGTGCGCAGGGGCACTTCGCTACGCGACCTGACCCGCCAGATCCGCGAAACGTACGACCTGCCGCGCAGCCGGGTCGAGCTGATCGCCCGCGACCAGATCGGCAAGCTGAACGGGGACCTGACCGAATATCGGCAGACCAACATCGGCGTCAAGAAGTACCGGTGGCGCGGCGTCATGGACGAGCGCGAGCGCGATGAGCACGTCGAGCGGGAAGGGCAGGAGTTCGAATGGGACAAGCCGCCGCCTGACGGCCACCCTGGCAAGCCGATCCGCTGCCGGTGCTGGGCCGAGGCGGTCCTGCCGGCGCTTGATGACCTGGACGCCTTGATTATTCATTGACCATGACAAATTTATCGCTTGCCGAAAGGCTCCGAACGGTACTTTCCTACGATCCCAACACGGGAATTTTCACGAATCGAACAGATCGACCTCTTGCGAAAGCCGGGTGTCCAGCGGGCAGCCCGGATAAGTACGGCTATCTTCAGATCTTCTTCGAGGGAAAGAACTGCAAGGCGCATCGCCTAGCTTGGCTGTACATGGCCGGCGATTGGCCGGCGGGCAACATTGACCACGTAAACGGCTCGCGCAGCGACAACCGCTGGTCAAACCTGCGTGTCGGGTCTCAAGCGCTCAATGCGCAAAATCTGCGAGGGCCGCGGCGGGACAACATGATTGGGCTGCTTGGCGTATCACTCGATAAACGTCGGGGAACCTACCGCGCACAGATCATGGTGGACGGGAAAAGCCGCCACCTTGGCACATTTGGCGATCCTCAATCAGCCCACCAGGCCTACCTGAAAGCGAAGCGCACCCTACATCCGGGCTGCACCATCTAGGGAGAGGGATCATGGTTATGCGATATGACCGGGCGCCATTGAAGGCCACCCGGACGGATGAGGGCTACCTTGTCGACACGCCGGTGCTGACCCGGACCGGCGTTTTCGAGTACCGAGACGGCGGGGGAAACATCCGACGCGAGTTCCGGCCCCCTGAAGAGGTATTCAACGCCGACTCCATGGCAAGCCTGCGCGGCAAGCCCATCACCGACGGCCACCCCGGGAAGGTGACGGCCAAGAACGTGCGCCAGCACATGGTTGGCACGGCTTTGTCCGGCGGGCGCCAAGATGGCGAGAACATGGTCGGGGATATTCACATCTTCGACACCGGGCCAGTAGATGCGGGCAACAAGGAATTGTCGCTGGGCTACGAACTGGAGCTGGACGAGACTCCGGGGGTATCGCCGCAGGGCGAGCGCTACGACGCCGTCCAGCGAAACATCCGATACAACCACCTGGCGGTGGTGAAACGCGGCCGCGCCGGCAACGCGCGGCTCAACCTTGACGCGGCAGACGCCGTAACGAAAACCGAAGAGGAAGATGACATGAGCATGGTCAAAATCCGCCTCGATTCCGGCCTGTCGTATGACGCGGCTCCGGAAGTGGCGAACGAGCTGGAGCGCCTGCGCGCCGAGGTGAAGACCGCCACGACCAAGGCGGACACCGAAGCGGCTCGGGCCGACACCGAGAAGGCGCGCGCGGACAATGCCGAGGCCGGGATCGCCAAGGCCCGCGAGGACGCCCAGGGCGCCGCCCTGGCGCGCGTGAAGCTGGAAGCCGCCGCCACCCAGCACAAGGTGGATTTCAAGGCCGACACTGCCGATCGCGCGCTGCGCGAGGGCATCATCAAGGCCATCCGCGGCGATTCCTTCGACCTGACGGGCAAATCCGACGGTTACGTCGAGGCGGCGTTCGACCTGGCCGTCAGCGATGCCCAGGCCCGCCAGGACGCTCTCGCGGCGCAGCGTCGCGAGATGGGCGGTAGCCAGAAGCCGGGGACCGCCGGCAAGGAACGCGCCGACGGCGCTGAGCCGCCGGTGTCGGCGCGCTCGGCCCGCCAAGCCTATCTCTCGAACCTGACGAAAGGAGGCGAATAATGCCCCCCATCTATGACGACCGCATGGACGCTGCCTACGCCGGCATGAAGGCGGACCTGGGTTACGACGACGTCGAAACCTGCGCGGCCGCCGGCAACATCGCGCCGGGCGTGATCGTGGGCGACACCACGAACGACCGTATCGTCGCCGGGCCTGGCTCCCGCATTCGCGGCCTGGCCCTGCACACGCACACCATCCCCCGCGAGGGCGGCTACCGCGAATTCGACGCCGTCAGCGTGCTGCGCGTTCGCCGCGGCTGGGCGAGGGTCACCAGCGGTGGCGCTGTCACCAAGGACGGTCCGGTGAAGTGCGCCGCCGACGGCACGGTTTCTGATGCCGGCGCCACCGCCGTGCCGAATGCGGTTTTCCGCTCTGCGGCGGTGGACGTTGCCGGCGGCAAGATCGTCCTGGTCGAGCTTCACGCGCCGTTCGCGGTAGCTCCCGAGGCTCCCGAAGCTCCCTGACGCCCGGCACCCCCTCAAGAACAACCCAAGGCCCCGAAAGGGGCCTTTTTCATTGGGAACACCATGGAAAAGCACGAGCATTACGACGAGGCCGACCTGCCGGCCGTCAAAACCATCGTCGTGGCGCTGGCCGGCATGCGCGAGGACGAAGGCCTCTTCACCGCCCGCCAGTTGGACTACGTCAAGACCCGCACCTATGACAAGAAGCTGGCGCCCATGATTGGCCTGCAGCTTGTGCCGATCTCCACCGAGGTGCCGGAGTGGGCCGAAACCTTCACGTACTTCATGTACGACGAGGTGGGCATGGCGAAGATCGTGGCGAACTATGCCGACGATCTGCCCCGCGCCGACGTCAAGGGCGAAGAGAAGGTCGCCCAGGTCAAGAACATCGGCGACTCGTACGGCTACAGCGTCATGGAACTGCGCGCGGCCGCGGCCAACCGTACCGACCTGCCCACGCGCAAGTCGATGGCGGCTCGCAAGGCGGTCGAGATCAAGCTGAACCAGATGGCGCTCATTGGCGACACCAAGTTCGGCCTCTTCGGCCTGACGAACCACCCGAACGTGCCGCTGGTGGTGGGCCTGCACGGCGACTGGCTGAATCCGACCACGACCGCCGATCAGATCCTGGCTGACCTGGACATGATCTACGACGCGGTGCCCAACCAGTCGAAGGACGTGCACACGCCGACGCGCATTGTCATGCCGACCGAACACCGCAGCCGGATTTTTTCGCTGCGTGTTCCCGATACGAACGGCAAGACGGTGGGGCAGTTCTTCCAGGACAAGCACCCCGGCCTGCAGATCATGGGCGCGTCCGAATTCAAGGGCGCCGGCACCGGCGGCAAGGATCTGATCCTGGCCTACGAGTACAGCGAGGAAAACCTCGCCATGGAGCTGCCCATGCCGTTCAACCAACTGGCCGCACAGGCGCGTGGCCTGGAGCTGGTGGTGCCCTGCCTGGCGCGTGCCGGTGGGGTGGTCGTGTACTACCCGCTGTCGATGGCGAAGGGGGAAATCTGATGAAGTACTGCGTCAATACCACCAAGGCAGTCATCAACATCGGCGGCCACACGGTCATCGCGCCGACGAAAGCGGCCTGGGTCGACCCGGAGATCCGTGGCGTGCAGGATCTGATCGACCGCGGGCTGCTGGCCGAGAGCGAACCGCCGGCGGGGGGCGAGGCGCCGAAGAAGGGCGCCGAGGCCGGCCAAACGGGGGCGCCGGGTGCCAAAGAGCCGTCCACTATCAAGGAGCTGAAAGCCTGGCTCGATGAGCAGGGAGCTCAGTACTCGCCGTCGGCTTCCAAGCCGGAGCTGCAGGGTCTGTATGAAGCTCTGAAGGCCACAGCTTCGGGCGAGGGCGACGGGGACACGTCGGCTGGTGCCGGTTCGCAAGGAGCGTAAGCATGGCCGCCACCGTCGATGATCTGGATTTCCTGGCGCCGGCGGTGGCCGGCATGCCGCGCGACGAGAAGGAGCGGGCTCTGGCCTTCGCCGCAGACTACCGCCCGGCCTGCCTTCCCGAAAAGAAGCAGGACGAGGCGCAGCTCTGGTACGCGGCCTGGTTGTTGTATGGGATCAAACAGCAGCGAGCCGCGGAGAATGACGGCGTGCTGGCCAGGCCTGGTGTCGTCAGCGAAAAGGAAGGCGACCTGCAGCACACATACGGCAAGGTGGAAGGCGCGGACGATCCGGCCGGCTTCTATGGGCAGTACGAGCGGCTGGCGCGGCTGTGCCGTGTCGGCGCCGCTACGGTCAGGAGCAGGCCCTATGTCCACAAAATCGACTGATAAGGGATTCGACCAGTTCGTCCGGCTCACGCGCGCGATCAACGGTCGTGGCGTGAAGTTCGGAATCCAGGCAGACGCCGGCAAGGATCCGGAGACGGGCGCCGATCTGCTTGATATCGCCATCTTCAATGAATATGGGACAGAGACCATCCCCGCGCGGCCGTTCATGCGGGACTTTGCCGAGAAAAACGGCAAGGCCCTTGGCCAGGCCATGGAGCGCGTGGCCGGCGCCGTGCAGGACGGGCAGTTGGGCGTCGATGCGGCCCTGGATCAACTGGGCGCCTTCGCCGAGAAGCACCAGAGGGCGCATGTGCAGCAGTCCAAGAAGTGGGCCAAGCCGAACGCGCCGTCGACGGTGCAGAAGAAGGGAAGCGATGTGCCCCTGATTGATCAAGGCCTGATGGTGGGCGCCATTCGCTACGAAAAGGTGTAGGCCATGAGCTTTCGCAAACCGCATGTCATCCGCACGCGCGCGGTGGGCCAGTATGTCCGCGGTCGGTGGGAAGAAGGCGCGCCGGGGTCGGACCTGACCATTCAAGCATCGGTCCAGCCCGCCAAAACGGGCGATTACGACCTCCTGCAGGCGCACCCGGAAGGGCGGCGCGTTCATTCGGCGGTGCGCATCTACACCAGCGCGCAACTGAACGTCGCCGGGCAGGACTGGCGCAACGGCGATCGCCTGGTATGGGGGGCCGGTCCACTGGCTGGCGAGTACCTCCTGGTCGGCGTGGCGCCTTGGCAGTCGGGCGTCATCCCGCATTTTCGCTACCTGGCCGTCCTTCTGGCGGCCGCAGAACAGTAACAAGCCCAGGAGTTCCCCGGCAGTCTGGATCGGGGCCGGACGGGGCTAAACGTCCGGAAGGACTCACCAGACCCGGCTGGGCATTCCAGACAACCGGGGAGGGTAGTGCCGAGTCGGCGCGTACGCGCGGCGGTAGACCCATCGGCACGTAATTTTCGAGGTATGGGCATGGATCCACAGGACGCGATCTTCGAATTGATCGAAGCGGCCGCGGGCGGCGTGCCGGTCATATTCGCTGATGAAGACGGGCCGCGCCCGGGTGCCCCCTACGTGACTCTGGCAGTCCGTTGGGCCCAGGCAAGCAACGCCGAGGCTGTGCGCATGGGCAACGATGGCATTCAGAGCGTACGGCAGCACGATGACGCCACTGTGGAGCTGCAGGCCTTCGGGTCCGCCGCCTATGACAGGCTGGACGAATTGGGGCTGCGGTTGCGGCACGCGCTGTACCAGGAACGTGCCGAGGCCCTGGGCCTGGCCCTCTTCGAGGTCGGCCGCCTGCAGAACATCCCGGTGCTGAGGGATGCGACGCGCTTCGAAAAGCGCGGCGTCCTGGAGCTCGGCATCCGGTACGCGCGCAGCTTCGCCGCGCCAGTCGGCATGATCGAGGCCGTGGAGGGCACCTTCGCGGTGACCGGCGGCACGACCGAATTTCCGGAAGCCCCTTTTTCCATTCCAGATGAGGCCTCGCCGTAGCGCATCTGCATTTCGCCATCCGGCCGCCTTCAGGCGGCTTTTTCTTTGGAGCCGCAAATGGCAAATCTCGACCGGATCGTCAACGTGGCGATCTCTCTGAACACCACTGCCATCAAGGAGCAGAACTTTTCCGATGTCCTGGTGCTGGGTGCTCACGTCCTGGCCGTCAATCGGGTCCTGGTGGTTACCGAGGCCGCCGAGCTGTTGGGCCTGGGCATCAACCAGAACGACCCGCTCTATATCGCTGTCCGGGACGCGTTCAAGCAGATCCCGACCGTGCAGCGCGTTTTCGTGGGCCGGCGCCAGGTGGAAACCTCCCGCGTCACGGTGACCCGCGCGAGCGTGACGGTCTACAAGATCACCATGCAATGGCGCGCGGCCGACGGCAGCGTCCAGTCCGCCGATGCGACCTTCACGGGTCTGGCCGACAGCACCCCGACGACGATCGCCGCCGGCCTGATCGCGGCCATCACGGCATCGGCCGCGCCGGTCACCGCGACGGCGGTGGGGGCCGAGATCTCCATTACGGCGGACGACGAGGGCACGGCCGTGGCGGTCAGCGTGAAAGGCAACCTCTCGGTCGCCATTCCGACCAGCGCCGAGACGCCTACGGCGGCGCTCACGGCGTGCCGTCAAGAGAATGCCGACTGGTACGGGGTGGCCCTGGCCAGCCGTGACGAAGCGGACATCCTGGACGCTGCGGAATGGGTCGAGTCCAACGGTTGCCTCTTCGGCGTCTCCAGCAGCCAGGCGGGCATCATCGACGCGGCCATCGACACCGACTTGGCGTCGAAGTGCCAGCAGAAGCAGTACTTCCGCACGCACGTCTGGTACCACGGCAAGGCGGCCAGCGAAGCGCTGGAGGCCGCGGTGATGGCGAACCGCTTCACCTTCTACCCGGGGGGCGAGACCTGGGCGAACGTGCGCTTGGCGGGCGTCACCTACGACAACCTGGCCGAAGGCAAGGCCTTGGCCGCCCACGCCAAGAACGCCAACACGTTCGAGCAGATGCGCAACTTCGCCATCACGCAGAAGGGCAAGGTGGCGGCGGGCGAATGGATTGACGTCATCCGCGGGCGCGACTGGCTGGCGGAGCAGGTCAAGATCGAAGTCGCGACCCAGCTTATCAACGCCAACGGGAAGGTGCCGTTCACGGATGGCGGTATCCAGATCCTGGCCAACGGCCTGCGCAAGGCGCTGCTGCTGGGCCAGTCGCGCGGGCTCATCGCGCCTGATGAGATCGACGGCGCCGGCAACAAGATCCCGGGCTTCGTGCTCTCGATCCCGCGGTCGATGGACGTTTCGACCAACGACAAGGCAAACCGCATCCTGCGCGACCTGAAGTTCAGCGCGCGCCTGGCCGGCGCGATCCACGTTGCCGAGATCAAGGGCAACCTCACCTATCAACAAATCTAACGGGGCGACTATGTCCGTAAATACTTACGATCCCGGCCAGGTCAAGGTCATCATGGGCGCGATCGACCTGAGTGGCTTTGCCGAAGACACCTTTGTCAACGTCACCGAAATCGGGGAGGGCATTTCCTCGGTTTCCGGCGCGGACGGCGAAGTTGCGCGCTCGATGTCGCGAGATTCGCGCCTGCGCATCGTCGTGACGCTGTTGCAGACCAGCGCCAGCAATGCGTTGCTGACCGCTCTGCACCAAGCCGACAAGGCGACGGACGGCCAGGGCGTCGTGCCCGTGGCGGTCACGGACCTGCGCGGCAAGTCGCTGCATGCTGCCGATTCCGCCTGGGTCGTCAAGACGGCCGACGCAGGCTATGCCGCGAAGGTGGGAAGCCGGGAGTGGACGATCGAGACCGGCCCGTCCATCAACGTCGTGGGAGGTAACGCCTGATGAGCCGCACTATCTCGGTGCCGATCGGCGCCACCACCTTCCACATCTCCAAGTTCGACGCCTTCCGCCAGTTGGAGCTGCTGGGGGACCTGCAAAAGGAAGTGCTGCCGGCCGCCGGCGGGCTGCTGTCGGCTGTGTTCAGCGAAGGTGGGCCCGAACAAGCCCGCGACGATCTGGCCATGGCGCAGGCGCTGCGCGATCTGTCTGTCCGGCTCGGTGGCGGGGAGCTCAAGAAGTGGGCCAACCTGCTTATTGATCCCGAACTGGTCAGCTTCGAACTGTCCGGCCGGGACCCCCAGAAGCTCACCGAACCCCGTCGCGGCCTCGCGTTCGAGGACTTCTCCCAGATCCTTGAACTGATGTTCCACATTCTGATGCACAACTTCTCGGGCCCTTTCGCGCAATGGGCCGGCCGCTTTGGTCCGGCCCGCGCGAAGCTGGGGACGCTGTCGGCCAGTTTGAAGCCGCCTTCGAGCGAGAGCTAGTCATCTGGCGGCCCGTGCTTGCCGGGCACATCGGCGTGGACGCGGTCCGCCGCGGTGAGGTCGACCTGCTCGACATCATGAAGCTGAACGCGCTCATGGACGCGCAGGAAGCCGCCCAGGCACATGCACGTAGGAAAGCACAATGACAATCGCGCGCGAACTCATCACCCTCCTGCGGTACCAGGTGGACGAATCTGGCCTGAAAAGGTACCAGGACGCTTACCAGGCCACGCAGGAGAAACTGAGCAAGACCGGCAGCCAGGGCTTGCGGGCGATGCGCCAGGTGGTTACTGGATCGGGCCTGTCCGGCCTGGCCGCGCGCGCGCGAGCAGGCTTCGGCGCGGTGCGCGAGGTCGGTGCGGGCGTCTGGGAGGGCGCTCGCCTCGGGATTCAGGACGCGCGCCAAGCGCAGGAGCGGCTCACCCGCGCCCAATGGAATGGCACGCGAGCCGTCAAGGAGCAGGTCAGCGCGTACGAAGGCTTGCGCAAGATCGTCGGCGCCTACCTGGGCTTCTCGTTGCTGAAGCGGATATCGAATGGTATCGACGCCTGGGGGCAGATGGCGGCACGCATGCGCCAGGCGACTGCCTCGGCGCAGGAATACGGGGAGGTGGACAAGGAGCTCGCCCGGATCTCTCGCCTGACGTATAAGGCATACGACGACAACGCCGAGCTTTTCGTGCGGACGCGTCGCACGATGGCGGATCTGGGAAAGACGACGCAGGACACCGTCGACGTGACGGAGGGCCTGTCGCTGGGGATGGCGCTGTCTAGCACCAAGGCCCAGGACCAGGAGTCTGTCATTTCGGCCCTGACTGCCGCCATCATGCAGGGCAAGCTGGGGATGGAACAGTACGCCACCCTTATGCGGGCGGCGCCGCGCCTGCAGGTAGCCTTGGCTGACGGCCTGGGCATCACCACCGACAAGCTGCTCGAGCAAGTCAAGGCGGGCAAGGTCACCACCAACCAGTTCCTGCCGGCGCTGCAGGGCCAACTGGCAAAAATGCGGGTCGAGGCCGAGGCCATGCCGGTCACCGTGGCCGACGCGCTGACGGTATGGAACAACGCCTTCCAGCGGTTTTTCGGGCAACTGCAGCTCGGACGCGCGGCAGTCGGCGGCGTGACGGCCACCATCGAGGTGCTGGCCGACAACATCAGTACGGTGATCAAGCTGCTGGCCCTGGCCGGCGGCGCGTGGGGGCTTGTGAAGCTGCGCGACTGGCTGCGTCTGGCGACGTTCCAATCCGGCGGATTGATCCGTTCACTGGTGGGCGCCACGCGTGGCGCGCTGAAGTTGGACAGTGCCATGGCCATGCGCCGCGGGCCGGCCGGCGCGCTGCGCATGCTGGCGCTCTGGAATCGGTCACTGGCGCCGCTGTTGCGCATGGCGGCGATCCTGTATTCCATTTACCTGCTGGTAGATGACATTGGCGTGTGGTTCCGGGGCGGCGATTCGGTCTTTGGAGACCTCATCGGCCCGGTGGAGGAATGGAAAGGCGAGATCGAAGCGGTCAAGAATTTCGTCATCCAGATCAAGGACCTTCTTGGCGGGGCGGGGCAGGCCTTGGGCCCCTGGATCTCCAAGTGGGGAACCGTCACCGTATTGGCCTATGGCCTCTGGAGGATTCTGTCGCCGATCCGAGGTTTGCTCGTGTTCTTGGCCACGCGCGTCGTGCCATTGTTGTGGGCGGCGTTCGCCGCGCATCCGATCGGGCGCATCATCAGCTTGGTGCTGGGCGGACTGCTGCTGATCTGGCAGAACTGGGATCGCATCAGCAAGTTCTTCGGTGAAACCTGGGATGAGTTCAAGGCGAAAGGCATAGAGGCGCTGGACGGGCTTTTGGGCTTCTTCAACGACCTCGGCGGGCGGATGATCGCCAAGATTCAAGAGATAGGCAACGCCATCCAGACCTGGATTACCGACAAGGTCGAGGCCGCGACCAGGTGGCTAAAGGAGCTGTTGCCCGGGCAGATGCTGACAGACGACCAACGGGCGCTGATGACGAGCCCGCGGGGGGCGCTGGGCGCTCAGCCCCAGTGGCAAGCGTTCGCGTCCGGCGCCGGCGTTCCCACGGTGTCGGCCGGCGCGGCTGTGCGCGCGGGGGGCGTCGCTGGTCCCGCGCAGGTGGACATCCACAACGAGGTCACGGTCAACGCTTCTGGGGCCGACCCCAACGCCGTCGCCGGTGCGACTCGGCGCGGGTTGGAAAGCACTCAGCGCCGCAGCATTGACCGGATGTCGCGCGTTCTTGGCGCCCCTATGGGGGTTGAGGTTGCACCGTGAAGGGGTAGACGATGAGCTTTGTTTCTTTGGTTTTTGGGTGGGGGGGCGGTAGCAGCATCGGCGTCATCCCCCTTGATGCGCTCATCAGCGAAGCGACGGAATTGGAAAGCGAAGCCACCAGCTACGCCGTGGAGGATGGGCCGCCCGTGACGGATCACATCGCGCAGGATTCCGAGCGCCTGGCATTGGATGGCTGGGTGACCGCTGCAGAAGCGACTCTGCTGGGCGGATTGGGCAGGGACCTGGCCGGCGCGCCCAATTCACTGGGCACTGGGCGCCAGAAGCTGATCAGCGCCAAGGCGGCGCTGCGCAAGATCCATGCGGACCGCCTGCCCATCACCATTACCACGGGGCTGGACGTCTATGCGGACTTTGCCATGACTCGGTGTTCAATCGGGCGCACCAACGACGGCGGCGACAAGATCTCCATCACGGCCGAGCTTCGGAAGATTCGCAAGGTCACACTGCGCCAGGCCGACATTCCCCCCGAAAAGACCAGCGGCTCGGCCTCGGGAAAGGCCGGTGGCACGAAGACCAACGCCGGCAAGGCCAACGGCGCGGAGCCGACTCCGCGTGAGCAGTCGGAGCTGAAAGGCAAGGTCGGCACGATATTCGGGGGGTAGGCCAGTGCAGAAAATTCCCGTCATAGACGCCAATGACAGCTTGACCGAGGTGGAGCTCGAGGGCGTTACCTACTTCCTGCAACTTTCCTGGAACAGCGAGGCCGAGCAGTGGACGCTCTCGATCGAGAATGCCTACAGCGAAGTCATCATCGCAGGCATTGCCGTTGTGCCAGACAGGCCGCTGCTGACCTGGTACCGGCATCTAGCCGTGCCACCTGGCGAACTGGTCGCGCTGGCGCCGGACCGCCGGAACACCATCAGCCGCGAGGCGCTGCCGGCCGGTCAGGTGGCGCTGATCTATGTCGAGTCCTCGGAGGTTGCAAATGGCGCGGTTTGATCGAGTCTACCGGCTGCTGGTGGGCAAGCCCAAACAGAAGGGCATCGAGATCGTCCAGCCCATGCGCATCACGTTCGATGTCACCAAGGACGCCGCAGAGGAGCCGAACGAGCATGTCATCCGTATTTACAACCTGGCTGAATCCACGCGCCGCGCCCTCGAGGAGCCAGGGCTCATGTGTGTGCTGTACGCCGGGTACGCGGAAGAGGACGGCCCGCTGCTGATGGCTGCGGGCAGCGTCGTCTTCGCCTATACAAAGTTCGAGCAGCCCGACGTGGTCACCGAACTTATCGTGATGGATGGCTACGCCGAGGTGCGGGACACGGCGGTCTCCATCGGGCTTGGCCCGGGCGCGCAGGCGTCGTCGATCATCCGCGACATAGCGCGGCAGATGGGCCTGCCGCTGGTCATGGCCGACGACGTACCGGACCGGCGCTGGCAGCAGGGTTTTTCATTCTACGGAGCCGCGCGTACGGCGCTGCACAAGGTTACGCAAGGGACCGGCCTGGAATGGTCGATCCAGAACCAGCAGCTTCAGGTTGTGGCGCGCAAGGGCACGACGCGCCGGCAGGCCGTGGTGCTGGCGGCGGACACTGGCCTGCTGGGATACCCGGAACGGACGCGCGAGGCGGCGCGGGAGAAGGCCAAGGTAAAGGACAAGACCACGGGCGACAACGTAAACCTCGTCAGCGCTCGCCAGCAGCGCGATGGATGGCGCGTCACGTCCCTGCTATTGCCCACGCTGAATCCGGGCGATCCGGTGAAGCTGGAAAGCCGGACCGTGGACGCATTTCTACGCATAGAAACACTGCGCAGCACAGGCGATAGCGCCGGCGGCGACTGGCAAACCGGGCTCGAACTGGTCGACAGGCACGCGCCGCCAAAGAAGAAGGCAAAGTCATGAATCAAAATCTGGTCTCCGTGCTTCGCGCGCTAATCGCCAGCGAGCTGGCCGAGGTGTACACGACGTTGCCAGGCGTGGTTGTGGCGTACGACGGCGAGTTCGTCACTGCCCGGCCGGCGCTGGCGAAACGTCTGGCGAACGGCGAAGTGCTGCGGGCGCCCCAGATTGTTCGCGTGCCGGTCTGCTGGCCCGCGGGCGACATCAACGGCGCGCAGGCGCTTATCTCGGTACCTCTCAAGAAGGGTGATCCGATCAAGCTGTCCTTTTCCGCCCGCGCCCTGGAAAACTGGTTGGCGGGCAGTGATGGTCCGCCGGACGATCCGCGGCAGTTCGATCTTTCCGACGCCTTCGCGACGTCAGTGGTGCGGCCAGGCTCCGTATCGGCCGACACGGAGAACGTCTGCATCCGGTACGGGCCCGGAACGCTGAAGCTGACGCCGGAAGGGAACCTGATCATGCACGTCAATACGTGGACCGTCGACATGGCGGAGGGCGTATTCAATGGGCCGCTGACCGTGAACGGGCTGCTGACCTACACCCGGGGTTTGAGCGGCTCGGGAGGCGATGGCGGTGCCAAGACCAGCATCGATGGCAACGTGAACTTCCGCAACGGCACGCTGACTCACAACGACACTGACGTGGGCGCTCACCACAAGCATCCCTATGCCGGTGGCATCACAGAGGAGCCCGTCTGATGAGCCTAGATATTGCACTTTCCGACGATGGCGACCTGGCCCTGGACTTGATGGGCGCCACGCGGCTGATCGTCGGCGCAGACCGCGTTCGCCAGCAGATCAAGATCTCCCTGCAGGCATTCCTGGGCGAATGGTTCCTCGATACCTCCTTCGGGGTGCCTTACTTCGAGAGCATTCTGGTCAAGAACCCCGACAGGGCCTCCATCGAGGCCGTGCTGCGCGCACGCATCGTCGACGTCCCAAGCGTGACTGCCGTCCGGCGGCTCGGCCTGGAAATTGACCGCACCGCGCGCGAGCTGCGGGTGACGTTTGTGGCCGATACCACGGAAGGGCTGGTAGACGACATCGTGACGCTGTAGGCGTCTCAAACACAGAAAATTCAAGAGGTTACCTATGGCCTACGGTGTAACGCCGGACGGGTTCGTGCGCATGCGCCTGCCCGAAATTCGCCAGGAGATTGTTGCGGACCTTCGCGCGAAGCTGCTTGCGGCGGGCGTGGCTGAAAATGTGGAAACCCGGCCCGATAGCATCACCGGGCTATTGATCGACACGTTCGCGGAGCGCGAGGCGGCTTTGTGGGAACAGGCGGAAGGCGTCTACCTGGCCATGTACCCCGGATCCGCCAAGGGAGTATCTCTTGATCGCGCTGTGTCGTTCACGGGCGTCAAGCGCGGGGGGGATGAGCAATCCCGCGCCTACGTCGTGCTGTATGGAGTGAGCGGCACAAGGGTCCAAGAAGGTGCCCAGATTCGCCACCGCGTCAGCCAAAACCTGTGGCGACTCGATGGCGACGTGCAGATATTGCCCGGCGCGGCGGCCGACGTGACGCTGCAGCCGACAGTGCAGCCCAATGCGTTGTACTCGGTCACCATCGACGGGCAGGCCTATTCCTACACCTCCGCGGCCGTGGCGAATCTGCCATCCATCCTTGTTGGTCTCGTCGCGGCGCTTTCCTCCAGCAATCTCGATGTTTCCAGCGATGGCGCGGCCGTTCGAGTGCATACGGGCGGTCGGACAGCGGCCGCGTTTTCCTGGTCTGCGAACTTGGCGTTGGCGCGACTGGGCTCGCCGGGGCTGGCCTTGTCTGAGGATGCCTCCGAAGAGATCGCCGCGGTGGGCGACCTGAACGCCATTGTGACGGCCGTGGACGGCTGGGACGCGGTCGATAACCTGCAGGCGGGCACCGCCGGCCGGCTGGCCGAGAACGATGCGGAACTGAGCGCCCGCTATCCGTCCGGATTGTTTCGGCTCGGCGCGGGCACGCGACCGAGTATCGCGCCCAATGTCCGGGACCGAGCCCCTGGTGTGCGCGCTATCAAGGTGTTCGAAAACGATGCGGACGAGCCGGACGCAGCGGGCCGCGTGCCGCACTCCATTCACGTCGTCGTCGACGGCGGCCTGGACGAGGAACTGGCCGATGTGATCTTTCGGACGAAAGGGGGCGGAATTGACACCAACGGCGCCGTCGAGGTGATCGTCTTAGACGAAGAGGGGGCGCAGCAGCCCATCCGTTTCGACCGCCCGCAGCGGGTTTACGTGTGGGTGTCGGCCGAGTTGACGCTACTGCCGTCATCCGAACAAGTTTTTCCGCCTACGGGGCTCGACGACGTCGCGGACGATCTGGCCGCGGCCGGGGACAGCTTCTCGATTGGCGACGACGTCATCCGCCAGCGGCTGTTCGGCGCGATCTACAAGACGGCCGGCATCAAATCGGTGGTGCTTGCTCTGGCCTCCTCGACGGACCCAGCCTTTGTGCCGGGGCCCGACGACTTCGCGGAGGAGAACGTCGAGATTCTGGATGCTCAGGTGGCGGTGTTCGATCGCTCACGCATCAAGGTGACCTGATGGACCTTCAACAGAACCACGCCGCGGTCGCGTGGGGCCACTGGCTGGGCCAGTTCCAGTCGAAGCCGCGCTTGCAGGCCCTAGTCACGGCGCTACTCAAACCGGCAGACGGCCTGCAAGGCGCGCTGCGCGATATGTACGAAAAGCGCTGGCTGGACTCGGCCGAGGGCAAGCAGCTTGACGGCATCGGCGAGATCGTGGGCCTGCCGCGCACGATCGACGACACGGTCTACGTTCGGTTCTTCGGCTTCGATGGACAGCCGAATGTGGGCGGCTTCGGTGAGGCGCGGCTGCGCCGGGCCTACGAGCGCGCTGTTGGCGGCTCCACCACTCTCCTGGATCCCGAGTACCGAAAGCTCCTGTATTGGAAGATCGCGCTCAACAACGGACGCGGCACCACACCAGAAATTTCGGCGGCATTGAAGCCCATTTTCGATGTGTCGCGTGTCCTGGTCCAGGACGCGGGGAACGCCAAGATCCGGATCTGGATCGACCGGATTCCCGGACCGAACGATCCCCTCATGACCAACCCCTACAAGTGGGTCCCGAAGCTCGCCGGCGTGGGCGTGCAGTTTATCTCCGGCTCGACAGATAAGCCCTTTGGCTTCCGCGGGCAGGGTTTCTATGGTTTCGGCGTCGGCGTGCTGGCGCGAAGGATTTGATACATGGCCGCTCCTACCTTTTTTGAGCTGTTCGACGCCCTGTGGGCCGAAGCCGGCACTGTCGGCGACGTCACTTTGCCGCAGTACCGATCTGGCTGGGCCTTCATCGGTTCGCTGCCACCCACGGTCGAGCAATTTAACCTGGTGCAGCAACTGACCGATCAGAAGCTGGCGTGGCTGTTCCAGCAGGTGAAGGCGGTTGCCGACGCCACCGACCAGGAAATGGATGCATCTACCCTGGGCGTCCTGCTCCATGCGTTCCAGAACTTGAACATGGACAAGGCCACGGCGGGCACTCTGGAGGTGGCGCGCGGGGGTACCGGCCTGGCCTCCATCGGGGAGAACCAGCTTTTGGTGGGCACCGAGGACGGGAAATTTGCGCGGGTGTCGCCGGAAGAGGTCCGCATTTTGCTGGGCGCCCCTCGGGTGGTGTCCATTATGGAACTGCCGACGCAGGACGTAGGGCCGGTGCTGGTCGCCGAGTGCGGCGAGGTTTGGATCTGGTCCGAATCGCCCTACTTCACCGGCTACCGTTCGCCGCTGTGTGGTCGGCCTATTGACGGCCACACCGTGACGCCCCTGGCGAGCGAGATTGACGCGGTAGGTGGAGTGCTGCCAAAAGCGGCCTACGCACGGCTGTGGGGATACGCCCAGGAGAATGGTCTGGTGGTCACCCAGACGTTCTGGGATGCAAACAAGGGCGGTCATTACTTCGTCAACATCGACGCCAATACGTTCCGTGTACCGGATCTGCGCGATATGTTCCGTCGTTTCACCGGAACTGACGCTGACACTGCAAATGCAAGAGCTATGGGTAGCGGGCAAGCGGATGCGCTGCAAGGGTTCCGCGTGCGCTTTCGTTGGGGC